GCGACCCAGAGTTGGCCTATCACCGTGCCGGCTGGCAAAGTGAGGCCCTCTGTAGCGAGGTTAAGCTTTCCCATTGAGGTAAAACGAGCGTCACGGGATGTGGTATCCCCGTGTTCAATGTAGTACCCCTGGGTCGGCTGTTCCTTCGGATCGCACTCAACTGGAACTGACATATGGAGCGACGGTTTGCATGACACCGCGAACTTAGCGTTTAAAATCTCACTCATGGATTTATACGGGAGCTCTGCTGCGTCATAATTTACGCAGGCAGCGACCGTACCGCTATTATTATAGTCCGTCGAAGTGCTCTTATAATAGAACACCATGCCATGTACCTTGTAGCGCTGGTATTTGCGCGCTAGGGCACTGAGCCACGGAAAGACTGCAGGGTTTGAAGCGTTGATGGGGTAAGATACATTTGCGAATCCAGCTCCCGGCGAGGTTATGTTACCCACGAATTCACGATGTGTGACTCGCGTGTTAACTCCCGTCGTTGAAAAGCTGGGCACAATGTCCGTTCCCTCCACTCCAGATACTCCTTTAGTACTGATCGTGTTCTGTTGCACAAGGTAGTCGCCGTACCCGGTGATCTTAGCAATCGCACCTCCAATGGCAGCTCCTTGCGGGCCGCCAAGGGCTCCGCCAAGCATTGCGGCGGTACCCTTAGGTATGCGGGACAGCAACGTGTCCATGCGTCTAATCAGGCTCTTGTCGGTCATGCCACTTGGGGTTGGCTGTGTCTGCGTTCTCCGCAGTCTGCTTCCTCTCTCAATGGGCTTTGATTTGGGCATATGGTTATTTACGAGTGTATTGTGGTTTTTGTGGTTGTGTTGTAGTGAATTATGATTCTCCCGGAGTGGTTCAAAGGGTGGGCAATCCAACCGCGACGCTGGTGTTGTGCTGGGCATACTTGATCCCGCTCACTACCAACTCCGCAAGGTGCTCCTCGACCAACCTCTGAAGCGAAGGGGGGTATCCGAATGCTTTGTAGAAACTAACACGACAGCTGTCAGCAACCTCCACACTCTCACCGGCGCGTATTCTAGGTACCTTGGACATGCGCATGAACCCGGAGTTTAAAAGGATATTAGAATGGTCAATGTTGGACTTGACGCCATTGCGCCTGAACTGCTCATAATACTTGCAGTATATCGGCATGTCACCATACAATGCATGGCCGCCGATACCAACCTGGTAAGCCCACTGTCTATACGCCAGCTCGGTTCCACAACCGAGCGCCAGCGCGTCTTTGCCAAAGGCCGTGGTGGGTTGTCTAACCATAACCCACTCACTGCCCGACCATACTGGCTGGCTCTGACAAAAGACAATGTGCTCAAACTCTCTGACCTTATCTTCAATCTCCATCTCGAATCCATAACGCAACATCCAGTCGTACAGCCCATCAAGGCGGTGCACGTCGCTCTCTTCTACGAACAACACGCAATCATCACCATTGTTGACAAACTGTGCAACTATCCCCAATTCCCGAACGTATTCTCTGATCAACGTGCACATGATGAGGCAGTTCCCAAGCGATGTGTTCATGTCACCGCTGGCCCTTGTCCCCTCCACGCTATACGTTACCTTCTTTCCGTCCGTGAATATTCTACCCTTGTTCCGCAACTGGGTGGCTAGAAGTGCACACAACTCACCGTCATATCCGAAGATTCGCTTGTAAACGCCGTGTTCCCAACGAAGCGCGTCCGCGCTCACATGCTGGTCAAACCGACTTGCGTCCAATCCGACTGCTACAGGACATTTCAACTTATCCCATTTTAATCGTATCTCCGCTGCTACTTGCGTGACAGTTAGGCCCTTCATCACCACCTTTTCTACCGTCCCCCTCCCCATCCACTCCTCGGCGAGCGCTTCATATATAGAGTGCTCGATCCGCCGGGTGAACCGCCCTAAGGCGTAATTGTAGACTGGCGACCTAGGTTGTATAACTCTTGGTGCTGGATCTTGCTTCTTCGTGAAGTCGAGTTTCTCAAACTTGACGAAGGCCTTGATCACCGCATCCTTCCTAGACCAGCCTCTGACTTCGTAATCGTCGGCCGCTCGTGCATACAGAGGTCGCTTGCTTGCAGGACACTGTGCCAAAAACTCGGCACGGGTCAACTTTTCCAAGCACTGCTTGCTAACTCTGTCAGCGATCCGATGTCCTACATCGGTCAGTCTCTTCCACGCCCCCCGATGTGGCTGGGGTGTTGGCATTAGCCCATTCGGTCCCTTCACGTTGAATACTCGCTCGTTTAAGGCCCTCAGTAGGTTAGGAAGATCGTTGTTGTGCGCCCCGAAGTTCTTCCGGCTCGACAGGTGTGGCGCAACCACCACCTGACGGGGGTTTTGGTGTCGGGCACCCACATGATCCTGGACAGTTATCCCCATGAACACCTCACCATTTCCCACATTGTGGTACTGTTGGTCTGAGGTTGTTACAGCTGCCAGAATCACGAGGCATCCCTAGGCGCGACGCGCTCCTCCACCCGATGCGAGGTTCGCGAAGAACTCTTCGTCATCATCACGGATGAAGTATGCATGCATCATGGCGCTCTTGAACCAATAGCCCTCCTCCTTTCGGACGAGGCCGTCGGTGATCGCCTTTTCCACCACACCTTTTGCTGCAATCGCCAAGCACTTCCGGTCAACTTCCGTCCGGTCGAACCCGTGGGTTGCGAACTTCAGTTCCTGGATTAGGACCTTGAGCGTTCGGACGTTCTTGGCAAACCGGTTGGCAGACCGGTGGCGCACATTGTGTTTAACATGCCCCATCTTCCGATCCACGTGTTGAAGCATGTTCTCGAACACACCCACCACAGGCTTGATTTTGACGTCGTCTTCCCCAATTGGGTCCATACCCTCGAAAGCTGCTCTTGCGACAGCACCCTGACGCACCACCTGTCGTCTGCCACGCCACCCAGACAGGCCTAAGAGCGACCACCAACTACGTGATGACACTTGCTCAACCGGTTTCTCCGGGCCTTGCTTGGGTCCTGATGCGAGTGGGGCAGACGCCTCCTTCTCCAACGGCGACTCCTCCTGCTCATTGGGGGGGGTGTCGCCGCCGGGAGGTGCGCCCTCGGGCTCAAAGCCTTCCGTCCTAAAGATTTTCAGCTCTGGCGTGGCCGGGCGGCCGTTAGGCTCCTCACTCGCTCGTGACTCTACAGTCGATGATGCAGCTCCAGCGCTCAGGGGCCGGGATTTTAACCGTCCATTCCTTACGCGCTTGCGGGACCCCGTTGCCACATCAGCGCCGCGCTGCTCAACACAGCCTGTCGGGGCGCTGGGGGTCTCCACACGTGGAGCTTCGGCCTCAGCAGGCCGGGTGGATGTTGAGCCTCCACCTGTCTTAACGGTACGTGCGGGACCGCTAACCCGACAGTGTTTGAAAAAGTCTTTGCCAACAACCCTGGCCAACTCATCATCCACTGATTCGGAGGTTTTTGAGACTCCTCCAGTCTTGTCGTTTTTGCGTGCAACTGTTGTTTCTAATTTCGTATTCCTTGGTGCGTATGCGTCCTGCAGCTGCCTAAGGCGGCTGCAGGGCACCCCTCGCTGACTAGGCGGTGGGGTGCGGCGGTCAGCCAGTGTTGCCACTGCCCGAAACATCACTAATGAAAGCAATGCC